GCCCGACCAGATGGACTCGAAGATTCCCGACACCACGTGCCAGGCGTTGCTGACCGTCGAGGCAATCCATGATGTGGCCGCGCCGACCACGAGCTTGAGGATGTTCCAGAGGTTCTCGAAGAATCCCCGGATGGCGTTCCAGACGGTCTGGAATACGCTGTAGACCACATGCCAAGCGTTGTTGATGGTCGTAGCTATCCAGCTCGTGGCCGCGCCGACGATGGACCGGAGAATGTTCCACAGGGTTTCGAAGAACGACCGGATGGCATTCCAAACGGTCTGGAATACGCTGTAGACAACATGCCAGACGGTGTTAATCGTCGAGGAAATCCAGCTTGTGGCCGCGCCGACGATGGCCTTGAGCACGTTCCAGACGGCTTCGAACGCAGCGCGGATGGCGTTCCAGACCGTCGAGAAGACGCCCTGCACGGCGTGCCAGACGGTCGTGATGGTTGAGGCTATCCACGCGATGGCCGGCCCGCAGATGGCCTTGAGGGCGTTCCATATCGCCTGGAACGCGACCTTGATAGCGTTCCAGATGGCGTTCCACGCGGCCTGCAGGCCGATGAGCGCAGCCTTAATGCCGGCTGCGATGAGCCCGATGTAGACGAGGGCGATAGTGCGGAGCACCGTCCACACGACGGTGAACGTGGTCTTGATGACGGTCCAGGCGGCGTTCCACACGGCGCTGATGACGGTGAGGCCGGCGGAGATAACGGAGCGCAGGACCGCGATGCCGGCCTGGACGACGGCGCGGATGGCTGTCCAGACCGCGGACGCGATGGTGGACATGACGGTCCACGAGGCCGACCAGACGGCGTGGATGACGGTCATGCCGGCGGAGATGACGGAGCGGATGACGGTGATGCCGGCGTTGACGACAGCCCGGATGACGGTCCAGGCGGCTGTGGCGAGCGTGGACATGACGGTCCAGGCCGCATTCCAGACGGTGCGGACGACGGCCATGCCGGCGCTGATGACCGAGCTGACGACGGCGACGCCTACGTGTACGGCTGTCTGGATGCCTGCCCAGACGCTCATGACCGCGGTGTAGAGGCCGTGCCAGACGCTCACGAAGAACGACGCCATCGCCTGTAGGCCCGTGTCGAGGTAATGCCAGGCGATTTCCGCTACGCCCTGGATGGCCTTCCAGATGCTGTCCCAGTTCTGGTAGAGGTAGCGGACGGCGCCGACGAGCAGGACGAGTTGGCCGGCGATGGGCACCATGAGGCCGATGATGATGGCGTAAGCCTTATGGTGCATAATCCAGTTCCAGACCTCATTCCAGTGGGTCCAGAGCAAGACAACAGCGACGGCCAGCGCTGCTATGGCCGCAGCGATGAGGACTATCGGGTTCGCGTCCATCACTGCGTTGAACGCGGCCATAGCAATCGACGCGACCTTGAACGCGGCGGCTGCGGCGAGGATAACCGCGGCGAGCGGCCCGAACACGTCTTTGTTCCGTTGGACGAAGTTCACGACGGCGCCGATGACGGGCACGACATGCTGTGCGAGGAACGATACGAAGGTCGCGAGGGCTGGCATGATGTCGGAGCCGAACGACACCTTGAGCCCTTCGACGGACTCGTGCAGGTCCGCCTGCGCCATCTTCATCTTCTTAAGCTGCGCCGGGGCATTGTCTCCGACGACGACGCCCATCCTTTGCGCATCTTCCATAAACTTCTGGATGCCGCCGCTGCCCTGGTTCAGGATAGGAAGCAGGGACGTTCCTGTTTTGCCGAACAGTTGGACTGCTAGCCGGGATTTCTCCGCACCATTTGGCATTTTCTGGAACTTGTCGGCGATGTCGAGCATTACGTCGCCCATCGGGCGCATGTGCCCGGTCGAGTCTTTCGACGCAATGCCCAGCTCGACGAGCGGTCCCTTACCGGAGACCATGTCTTTCGACAGGGTTTTCATAGCGACAGACATCTGTGAAGTGCTGACGCCGAACCTGTCAGCTACCGCCCGCCATTCGCTAGCCTGCTCTATCGTGCCGCCCATCACCCGCTGCAGCGCCACTGACTCGCTGGTGACTTCCTTGAACGCGTCGACGCTCTGCTTAGCGAAGTCGACGACGCCAGCCACGGCAGCCACGCCGGCCACCGCCTTGATCATCCCGCTCATGCCGGACAGCGCGCCGCGCATCCCGCCGAGGAATCCGCGGCCGGACGCACCGCCCGCGCCCTCGGCCGCCTTGACAGCGCCGGCTTCGGCGGCGGCCGTGCCGGCCACCATCTGTCCCTCAAGCTGCCCGCCGAACCCTGGCGCGAGCCGCGGGACGATTTCGATGAAGCCCTGGCCGACGAGGGTTGCCACGCGCTACCCCTCGACCAGATAGTCGAGAGTGCGCAGCAGCGTCAGATGCGTTGAGCGGTCCTCGTACTCGATGTAGATGGCGGCCGGGTCGTTCGCACCGAGAATCATGGCCGGCGCTCCGGGGACGGCGCCTGCGGCCGTTGCCTGGCCGACCTGCGCGTAGAGGCTGTCCCGGTAGGCGCCTGTGTCGACGGGGGCGATGCCGCGGGCATGGTCTAGGGCACGGCGGGCCATCTCGTCGCATTTCGCGCGCCACTCCGAGGACAGCCTGATCTCCTCCTCTACTGCGACCTCGTCAACCTTGACCTCGACGACTCCGGGCATCGCTTACCTCCCCTCGCGGGCCTTCGCGGCGTTTTCTTCCTGTGCCTGCCGGCGCCCTTCGTCGACTGCGAGGGCAGTGTGGCGCAGGCGTGCGGCGCGTTCGTGATGCATCTCGTCGACTTGCTGCGGCGTCCAGCCGAAACGGTCGGCCCAGTAGAAGTCGTCGAGGCCCTCTAACCAACGGCGGTCAAGTCGCTGGAGGAGTCGGTCGCTACCTCCGTATCTGCCGATGTTGACGAGGGTGCCGCGGGTGTAGGGTCCGGCGTCGCGTCCTGCTGGCCGCTCATGACTTCGCCGAGCAGCGGCGCGACCGCGGCGAGGAGCGGTTTGTAGTCACGCAGCTTGAGGAGCTTCACCGTTTTCATGGTGACGGCCAGCGGCCGACCGCCGCTGTCCTTGAGTGTCCAGGACACGACGAACCGCGTGATGAGCGCGTCCTGCAGCGCGCCGACGGTGTCCATGCCAAGCTGCCCGGCTTGCGGGCTGGCCCCGTCTAGGTCGGCGAGCTTGAACGCCGCACGGACGTCCCCTCTCGTCATGTCGTCAACGTCGCGGACCTCAGCGGAGTTGCCGTCGGATAGTTGGACTTCTGGCATTGTCCCCATGCTTTCTAGTAGTTAGAGGGCGACGTCGCTGGTGACGAGCTTGACCTGCATGACCGGATTCGCGCCGTCGTCGTAGGCTTCGAACGACACCTTTTCCGAGAGAAGGTCGGGACCGTTGAGGCTGACCTGTCCGGTCTTGAATCGGACCTGCGGGAAGATGAACGACAGCCGGAATGGGTTAACGCCGGTTCCGCCAGTCGCACCGGCCGCGTCGACACCCTGATTGTAGTGGGTGAAGTCGAGCTGCATTGACGCTGTGGTGTTGCTGTTGAACTTGTTGTAGAACTCCGTCATGTTCGTGAACTCGGCGTCGAGCGTACCGGTAATGGTCGCGATGCCGTTCTGGAGCTGCTCTTTCTTGTAGCCGGAGGAGCCGAGGCCGTATCGCGCGGTCGCGACCGGGGTGTCGCCGCTGATGGTGATGCCCTTGACGACGTGCGCGATGGACGACGTGCCGTTAACGGTCGTCTGCCCTGTCGCGCCTGTGCCGGTGCCGGTCGCGGTCGTGGTCGTGCAGCCGGTGCCGAGGACGAACAGGCTCGCGTCGGCGAACGAGAACGGGAGCGGCTGCGCTGTGCTGGCCGCGTAGACCGGGGCCGTGATGCTGCCGGTGGTCGACTCGCGAATGCCGTCCAGTGTGAGCTTAAGCTGGGCGATGGCACCTTCGTTGCAGGTGAAATCCCACTTGTTGATTTTGCAGCCGGCGTAGTCGAATCGCTGCGCCGCAGTCGATGACGTGGACGGCCGTCCCATCTGGAAAGACAGTCCCATGCTGTCCTTACTGCCGGGCGTGAGGACATGCCGGTATGCGGTGCCGCTTTCGACGACGCCCGTCACCCACGTTGAGCCGAGCGCGTATTTCCACCAGAACGCCATCCCGTAACTCGCGGTCGTCGACGTCCCCCGGTCAATGTGCTCCATTGTGAGGTCGCCATTGACGTCGTATTCCGAAATGGTGGTGCGCGACCCACGCGGGAACTGCTGGCCGGGCTTGAGGGACGCGCTGTCCAGGTATTTCGGGACGAGCTGCATCGACTCGTCGAGGATTTCGTACCAGCCCGTGGGCGTGACCCAAGTGCCGACGGTTGCGGTGCCTTCGACGCCAACGCCAAACGACGCGCCTAGACCGCTGTAGAAGGTGGGCATTGTTGGTTATTCCTCCTCGGGCTGCGGACCAGCGACAGGCGGCGCTGCCGACACAGGCTGCGGTACAGGCGCGGGTGCGCCGACCTCGCGGAAATAGTTGGGCGGCAGGAGGACGTCGTCGGGGACGTCGATTTCCTCGCCGTCGTCGACGTCGCGCCCTACCACAGGCACATTGACTGTCGTGCCCGAATGATTCGTCCAGCGCGTCACAATCCGACCCTTCCTATTCCTGCAGCTCGAAATACTCCGGCGCCATAACCACGTCGTCTGGGACTTCGATGACCTGCTGGTCGTCGACGTCGTAGGGGTACAGCGTCGGGACCGACAGCGCCGACCCGGAAATATTCTTGTATAGCGCCATCGGCCACTCAGCCTCCTATGCGGGCCTTCGCCTTTATCGTGAACATGACGCGGGCGAGTTGGCCCGCGGTCGTGTTGTTCTGCCGGAGCTGCCGCTGCGGCATGGTGTTGTCCGTAAATAGGACGTTTCCGCCGAGGGTCGGGTCGGCAGCGAGTATTTGCTCGACGGCGGCCACGATGCCGTAGGCGGAAAGGCGCACGGTGCGGACGTCGGTGGCGCCGGTCCACGCTTCGGCGACGCAGTAGATGGTCACGAACTCGTCGCGGGTTTTCGCGCCTATGCCCACCCACTGCTGTTGGGATTCGGCGCCCAGCGGCGCGGCCACGGAATCGGGGTCGCTGAGGCCCACCCAGAGGACGAGCTGCCCTGGTGCGGCCGTGGTGACCGGACCGTCGTAGACGGCGACGGGCGGCGACGCGGCGCCGATGTTCGGGTCGGCCTGGAAGGTGCTTACGAGATAGTCGAGGACGGCGGGGACGACTGTCGTCTTGACGGTCATATGGAGCTCTGCGTCGAGTAGGGCGCCATGATTTCGAGGACGCGGTTGGGGATGGCGAAACCGGGCCCGATGTCGCGCCACCCGGTGGCTAGTCCACCGGAACCACCACCCATAGATGGGCGGACACTAGGGCCGAGCTGTATCTCCCAGAGGTGTTGCAGCAGGACGCGGGCGGCGACGTTGAACGCGGGCGGGAGCGATGTCCCCCAGCCGGCTTTGTAGTCCACGTAGTAGAACGGGCCCCACGCCCAGAACGGCCACTGCAGCTTGCGACGGATGATGCCGGCGTTGAGGTCGACGTCGATGTCGTCGAGCTCTAGGGCGGAGCCGCTGGCGATGTCGGTGATGGCCGTGATGGACACGACCGGGCGGGATTCGAGGACGAGTGACCTGTAGTTGTGGCCGACGCGGACGCGGTCGCGGACGGCCCGGGTGACGAGCGGGCCGCCTGTGATGCGTTCGAGCGCCGACTCGATAGTGGCGACAAAGACGGCTATTTCGTCGTCGTATTGCGTGTTCGACGCCGCGATGTTGAGCGTGTCTTTCGCGTCTTGCAGCGGCAGGACGGCGACTTCGAACGGGTCGTAGACGTCGAAGTCGCCGGGGCTTGACACGCCCGCGCCGGGGCCGGTGCTGGTCCAGGCGAAGGCGTAGTGCCCGAGCTGTGTGAGGTCGGTGGCCGGCACGTCCTGGTGGTAGCGGCCGGTGTTGTCGCGGACGGGCGACGTGTAGTTCTGGATGGTCGCGTCGGGCTTGTGGACGGACAGGGTGATGGTGTCCGGGTCGATGTAGTTGCCGGACGTG